ATGATGAGATCAGAAGACGTCTTGTTGCTGAATGCTATCAGCGCCCAGGCCGACCGGGCCGAATTGATTATGCCCAAGCCCCTTTCGCTAAATCCGATTGCCAAACGTCTACACGATGAATTTCCGCATCGATCCACGGCAGAAATAGAAACTCAGTGCCGAGTAGTCTGGCAGGACCGTTACCTGTTCTGGAACTGATATTGGTCGTCAACGGGACTTAGCGTGAGCGCATCACTATCGAGACACAGATAAAGCCGGTGAAGTAGCGCGATGAAGGATCAGCGCCGCTGCCCCCTTTGGTGGGCTTTTCGTTGCTGCGATTAGAGCGCGTCTCGATCTGATTGTATCCGATCAGCGCGCCTCAACTATTCGTGTTGAAACATCTTCCCAAAAGCCATTTCTCACTGCGACGGGCTCTATAGCTGCGTGCAATACGATAGGCGCTCACGTCCCACTTATTTCGTTGTTTTTCTTCTTTTTGTCTTCATCATAATGCCACTTGATGGCGAAGAACATGGCCACGCCCAGCACAATAACCTTGAACGCTACGAAGAATACAGGAATCCATTCCATTGTCTGATTATGTCCATACAGTTCTCAATTGTGGGAAGCATTATCCTAGAACTGCTGATTCAGCATCTTCTTTTTTGCCGGAATAATGCTTTGAAAACGGCGGGTCATGTCTGCGGTCGGTATGCGCTTATGATAGCATATGACGAGGCACAACATTCAATCATTGCCGGATTCAGTGACCTTATCAGTATGGGATATCTGTGAATGGTGGGCGTGACAGGGATTGAACCTGTGACCCCTCCCGTGTGAAGGGATTCGGTGCGCGCGTGTTTACAATAGCTTGCGCACCGATTCTATCATTTTCCACGGATTCTGCACGGATTTCTCATCCTGTGGAATTTTGGGGTCGTCTAAAAGCTGGCCCTGAAAAATCAATTTGACTCTCCCAACCGACCGTGAACAGAATAAGAACATCGGAAGGCGGCCCGATAACCACACAGACATGCTTGGTGGCGTGTGTGTCTGCTTCAATGGAGCAGAACAATGAATGCGGTTGCGCAGGAAAATGAATACGAAGACGAAATTGAATTGGTTCTCGCCTACCACAAGGGCGATGTGCGGGCTGCGATTGAGGCACTTCTGAAAGATCGGGATTTTCTCGTCAAGGAAATCGAGTATGCCAGTCTGGCTATGTCGATTGGCTTTGCACGCGGCTGGAAACCAACAATCTTCGTGAAGTGAAATGCGAACGCCACTGCGAGAACTGCGCCCGCGAAATGTGGTGCGCTTTAGCTGCTTGAGTTGTCGGCATTATCTGGAAAAGACAGCGCCACTTATGGCCGCCCGGTTCGGAGAGTGGGTAACGCTGGAAGAGATCGAGCCCCGGCTTGTTTGCAGCAAGTGCGGGAACAAAGCGGGCAACTTCATCAGTTACGGACTGCCTGAGAAATGATGCAGCTTAAATGGTGCCGAACGGTCGTCGGGGGTGAAACTTGCCCCGGTGACTTCATTGCTTATACGGACTGGGGAAGCTTCTGCCGGATCCTGCGAAACAATTTTGGCCCCAGCGCTGGAACGTGGCGCTGGAATTTGGTTTGCTCTCGAAGCCCTTTTCAGGACATTCCCTATGGCATGTGCGACAGCAAAGAAGAAGCCGTAAGCCTTGTGAAAAGGATGTTTGTAGAACTTCGTGACACCAACCGGCTGGAGTTTCAGCGACCATATACGTGGAATGATAGAAAGAGCTGGTACAAATGAGCGGGTATAAGAACGACAATGCACACGTAGCAAAGGCCGGGAAGCTGTTTGAACACTGGTGTGACGCCAAAGGCTGCAAGGAATGGGGAACCTTTGGCTATAAATTGTCGAACGGCCAGCTTTGGCTTTGTCGCGCTCATAAGCAGGAAGGCGAAGACGCTCTGACTGGACGGCGCAAATAACCGCGCTATTCTCTTCGTAAAGGGAGCGAACAATGATCAAGCCAAAGCACGAAGGCGACTACCCGGATCGGGATATGGACTTGCACGAGGCGCTTGCAGGGAAGCTTGTCGAAGCGTTGGACGCAGCCGAGGCCGCAGGCTGGGACAGGACCGATGCTGCAACGGCCATGGTCGAGGCAGCTATCGCAATTCATCAGGGCGAGACTGGAACGGACCCGGATGAGTGAGGCTTAGATCGCCTTCAGACCGCCGCTGATGATGAATGTCACAGCCGCTCCGAGGATGCCACTAACCACAATCCACATGATCCGCGATAGCGTTGACTGGATGCTCTTGTTCGCACTTTCCAGCCCATTGAACCGGGTATCGATACGGGCTTCCATGGCAACCCACTTTTCATCATGGCGAGCGCTGTCGATGTCTCTCTGGCGCTGCCATGTCTCCAGGATGGTCAACCGCTGATTGTTCGACTGTGTCGCATGTTCAAGCCCGACCACACGGGACCGGAGATCGCTTTCTTCAGGCATGTTCGTTGCTTCCATCCGCCCAGCTGCCCCTATTACTTCTTGTCGTGAATAGCGCACTCGTCTTTCGACCAGACGCCGCCTGCACAACCGCGCACTATGGTGCGGTCGATCTTGCGTTGATCCGCTTCGGTTGCCCCACGAGCGCCTAACAGATCGGTTCCGAGGACATTACGGACGCCGTTCACATTTGCCGGTCCTGAATGTCCACACCCCGCCAGCGTCAATGCACTCATCATAAGAATGGGAAGCATCCAGCGCTTTGCCTGTGGCTTCATTGTTCTGTCTTTCGATTTTGGTTTCTGTGCTGGCCGTTCCTGAGAGCCTTCCGGCCACATACCCACCCGCCAGAAGCAGAAACGCCGCCACAAGGGCAGCGAGCAAGTATTTCAGCCATGAGGGAATGAGCGCCCAGATCATGACGCTTCCAGTTCAGCTTTGATGTCTTTGATCGCCTTCACGATCCAGCCACGAAGCGCCAGACCGCCGAGTAGAACGACAATTGCAAGACCGCCCATAACGAGCAGTTCACGCCAGCCGAAGCCCGCAAGGCCGAGCGCACCGATACCGCCGCCGGAGAGGATTGAGCCAATCCAGCCAGCCAGGCTGAACTTCTTCTTCACTTCCTTTTCGACGGTCGGCGGGACAACTGGCTTGTCCACTTCCACAGCAACAATCTCTTTCGGCTGAGCCAGATCGTGACGCTTGCGGACTTCTGCCAGTACCTCGCGGACACGTGCCGACTTAACCGCCGCTCGCTGACCGCCGTAGTAGCCAACGTCTTTCGTCGTAGGCAGGCTTGCCCACTCCTGAGCCAGATTGTTGATGAGCGTGTCTTCCTTCAGACGGCCAGACAGATACTTGTCGATCCCGCGAACGCCGAGAAGGTAACAGGCGCATCGGTCCTGCAACGCCTCATTGAACAGGAGATTGTTCGACAGTTGCAGGGTGCGCTTGATTGTCCGAAGCGTGGTACGGACTATCTGATACCGACCGAGAGCCGAGCTATTCAGCTTGTTCTTCGGGTGCGCCAACATCTTGCCTTGCAGATCATCAATCTCTTTCAGGCTCATTTTCACCAGATCGACATCGCCGCCGGTGTATCCGCCATAGCCAAGCGTCTCATTATAACCGTCGCCCTTATCCGTCCCTTCGGTGAACCCGATCAGATCGAGCAGCGGGCGATACACGTAATACAGGTCTGGTGTTGAGACATGCGGCATCGCTTTGGCAAAGGTTCCCTTGGCCATTGTATTTCCTCTTTTGTGGATTACCTGTGGATAAATGTGAATTTACGATGCGTGGGGTTTGTGTTACCCACCGATCAGTTGATGGAGACTGCGATGTTTGAACCGGGGGTTAACAACGCATCTGATCTGTTGGCCGACTATCTCCTTGCAGAGATGCGGGAGCGCGGAGAAATTCTCACGCCGCTCAAACTACAGAAGATGATGTTCTACGCGGATGCTTGGCACCTTGCTTTGTATGATCGTGAGATCACTGGCGAGAAGTTCAAGGCGTGGGTTCACGGTCCTGTACTTATCAGCCAGTATCATCGCTTCAAAGATTTTCGGTGGATGCCAATCACCACTGAGATAAAAACACCTGAGATTTCTCCCGAGTTGAAAGCGCATCTAGACGAAATCGTTGAGATTTTCGGGAGCGAGACAGCCGTGGCTCTTGAACGGATGACCCACAAGGAAACTCCTTGGATTGAAGCTCGCGGCGATTTGCCGGACGATGAGCCTTGCGATAATTACATCTCCAAAAAGACCACCGCTGAATACTATCGCAACCTTGGCAAAGATAACTAAAACCCGCCTGACAAAATCGCTGGATAGTGGCATTCGTGCAGAGAAGCCCGATGCAGATTTGATGCGCTTCTCGTTCAAACTATTCGACCATTCAGACGATGAGGTCTGCCCGGCTGTGTTCCGGAATGGATACACCCGCGCTTTGATGAGCCGTCTCAGGGACCTGTCCACGTGGAAGGTTTCTGAATTCACGTCAAACCGGAGTAGCGCCATCAGAGCGCATCCGATTGACTGGAATGGCACGTCTCGCAAGGATGGCTTTGATCTTAACGAACAGTACCAAGCCTACACGCCATGGCAGTTCTCGATATCAGCGAATGAAGACGGTCGTGTTATTGGATTGCTGATTGACGACTGCTTCTATGTCGTTTGGCTCGATCATCACCATAAGGTCTATCCCGGCGCATAAAGCCGGAACGTTGGTTTTCCCTTTCGGCAAAGAAAAAGCCGCCTCAGTGGGCGGCTAACTGTCAGTTGAAGATTTAACTTTCTCGAATTAGTCTCCGCTCACAGGCTTGGGGAGACTTGATATGAAGCGCATTCTTTTCGCCGCGCTGATCGCTAGCGCGTGGGCAAATACAGCTATTGCAGAAGACTACGACTGGTCAGGCATCTACGGCGGGTTAAGCGTCGGGGCCAGATGGTCGAATATGAAATACGACGGGCCGTTCACGGTGGATTATTGGAGTAGCAAGTCATCAGGTTTTACCGGAGGCGGATTTGTGGGCTACAACTTCACTTCTGGCCCATGGGTTTTCGGCCCGGAAGTTTCGGCATCGTTTTCAGACGCAACCGGGGAAAGCAGGACACGGGAATTTTATCCTGAAGGCCGATCCAGGTTTGATCTGCGCTCCAGAGCTACCGTTTCGATTAATGGACGTCTCGGTTATACCGCTGGCCGTCTTCTTCCATATGTGACCGCTGGATACGCACGTGCTTGGTACGAGACTGGTAACATAAGTTCGTCAGCTTTCGGCAATCATGACAGCACATACTCTTTCGAGCGCAATGGCTGGAATATCGGTGTCGGAACGGATTGGGCTATCTTCGACCACGTGTTTGCTCGTGCTGAATATCGCTTCATCGACCTGGGGAAAGATGACATTGGCAACGGATGGTCGGCCAAATACAAGCAACACGCCACTACGTTAGGGATTGGCTACAAGTTCTGAGTTGAAAGCCGCATCAATGTGGGCTTCTGATGTGATTGATCCGGCTTCGATTGCGGCCAGCACTTGCGCCTCGATGCCGTAGCTTTTTCGCACATGAAGGCGAACGGCTGCGGCAAGTTCGTCCATCTGTTCATTCGTCAGTTGGCGAAACTCGCCGTCGGCAAACTTCCACGGGTCACCATCGACACGTTCGCCCTTCTCGATTGCTACAGCCTCAGCAATGATCTTGCTCTGGCTTTCACGGTCAGACAGCACCGGCCAGCCATTCCATACGGTTCCGCTGACTTCACGCTCCCATCGCTTGGCGGCGGCATATTCGGCCAGCGTCAAGCCGGGATGACTGGCTTGAGGTTCGCCGCCTTCAACAGGAACTGTCTTCATAGGCGGTTCTAAACCGAGAGCCGCATAATGCATCGGGTATCCCTTTTTGCCGACGCGAACGCTATCTATGACGTTTTCTGTTGCAGGCATCACGCATCCTCCTTTTCGAATTCAGGCACAAAACGGCCATCGCTGTCGGTATTGGGATCAAGGTCCGACTTGACGAACGGATCGTTGCGCTCTGCGATTACGACCCACGAAACAACATCGGTGCAGGCTTCATCCTCGCAAATGATTTCGAACGAACCGCCGCTGATCGGTCCCGGCTTCAGACGCGCAAAACCGTCCTGATTTTGCAGACTGGTAACGACAGCGTTCGTCGTGAGAGCAGCGAAAGTGCCGGAAGTCATTTTGCTGGCGGCGTCAATATCGACCGTGGCGCGACCGTTAACGAGCGGCACAGTCCCACGATAGATAAGATCATAACGAGGCGCTTCAACGAAGCCGTGACGGAGATTTCTGTTGTACGGGTCTACTGGATGATCGATAAGGAAAGTACCGCTGCCCTTGGCGAGCACTCCGGTAACCTGCATAGCCCCGGTCACTTTTACATCATATGAACCAATGGTGACGCCGCCTATAATCAATATCTCGGCATTTGTCAGGACACGCCTGATTACAAAACCGCCATCGACACTATTTGAGATGTTGCCATACAGATCATATCCGACATTGCCATTCGGTGACCGATATTGGGTAATGGGAACGTCTCTGCGGAAATTGATATTCCCTGTCAACGTTCCGCCCGCAAGCGCCAATTTTGCGTCTAGTGCATTCTGTGTCGCGGTACTGATAGGAAGCCCTGCCTTTGCCTGCAAGGTTCCATCGCCCTGTACGTATTGAGCACTTGTGCCGGTGGCGAGCGCAAGTAAAGCACGACCAAGTGCGCCCAGGTCAATAGGTGAAATGTCGCCATTGCCATCGGTAGCAATCGCTTTATTCGCCGCCAAGGCAACCTGTTTCAGATCGCCCGCTCCATCAGTCTGCAATATCTGTCGATTACCGAGCGTCAACGCCGCCAGCTTGCCAAGGCTGCCGTTAGGGTCTTGAATGCCGAAGGTTGACGTGGCTACAAGCTCATACTCACCCGTTGGACCGCCGACAGGCGCTTTCCCTTCCTCGACGCCTAGTTCTGCCAGATTGGTCAACACGCCGTTACCTAGCAGTTCGATCACTGTTGCCGCTTGTGTAGATACACGACTTCCATCGCCAAGCTGTCGGGCACGGTACGGGCCGTCAACAATGGTCGTGCCAGTCCACGGCTCAGTAAGAGTGAGTTGGGTATCACTATCAACACTAGCGATGACCGCCGTCAGGTTCTGGATTTGGAGAGTGTCGCCCTCCTCAAAGCGGGTCACTTCAAACAGTGTCCCAGTGCCGGTAACGGTCACTGACCCATTGGCGAGCGAAATCGTTCCCGACGTGTAGTCGGACAGAACAGCCATAGGTTTACTCCTGAAAAGTCAGCTATTGGGCGATGCCGAAGATGTAGTACCGGACGCCCTGTATCGGGGTGCCATAGTCTACGGTTTTCCAACTGCTTCCATCCGCATAAGCGTCAGACCACCCACTGTCAGGCTGACAGAAGAAGTCGACGTACGTATCGAAAACATGAGCGCGCATAGCGATATTGGACATACCTGCACCTACGCCAACCTCATATCGTAGCATCGGCGTGGTCACGCAATTTGGAAACACAATCGAGTATTTAAGAAACGGTACAAAACCTGCGTTGCTGAAGTTCAGCCGATAGGTTTTCGAGCCATAAGTCGCGCTGTTGGAGAAGTCTCCGACAGGGATATACCCTTGAGCGATTATCTGAAATTGAGGGAAGCGACTATCGAACAGGATATCATTCGGTCGGCTGGCTGGATCGCTAGTACCTGGCTTCTTGATTTGAACGAAATCCCGCGTCCCATCATTGCCGCGGAACATCACTTGATTGCCACCCGTTGACGTTCCGAAATCGTCAACGTTGAAAACCACGTAACGGATATCGATGACGTCTTTATGAGAGTTATAGAAGGTAACGGCGTTGTTTGATATTTCGTAACTGACAACAAATTTCCCGGCTTCAGTCGTATCGGATAGCAGTCCTGGGACGCACCATGTCTGCCCAGAAACTCGAAACATCACATCGGCAACAGCACGCTGCGATAGGATTACACCGGGAGGTGCCGATATGGTGACAGAGCCATTCACAGGAATGGAATTACGAACTCCATTCATGACGCACAGCGCCGGGGAACGGTTGCGGCTGCTTATGATCGTACCAAACTCATTAGTGGTATTCACGTCAAAGCCAGGACGCGCCAGAATAAATTCGCTGCTATTTGCTCGAAAACCCTCTAAACCCGCGACGTAGCCATATGAACGCATCGGGCTGTTATCTGCTGGCAAGTCCCAAACGTTAGGAAAGAAAGCATTGGGATCACGATTGTCCTTGTAGACGTTCTTTCTTTCCCAAACAAACCATTCACCGATGCCAACACGACCGCTGTCAGTATTAGAAATCTGACCTGCATAAACAGTCGGCATCGTCGTTTCGTTAGAAATATACCCTGTGCACCGTCCCATGATTGTATAGAATTGTTGCGCATCAACAATTCTATGGCCGCCTTCGGCTACATAGACCTTATTATAGAAGCTTCCGCACTCAACACGGTTATTCAAAAGATTAACCATTCTGAATTCAGACAGCGGAACATAACCTATACTCGGATAGGCACTTGCGATCTTGTAGTATGTCGTGACGTTATAAAACGTCGACGCTTCACCATAGCGGCCAGTAATAACCGTGTTACCCAGATTATTCGAAATATTGAATGAAGTCGGTAGCGCGGATATTTCGGCAGCTCGATAATAAAAGGCGTTTGTCGTAAAGACATATGACAGGTTCTGCGTCTCCGAATTGAAGAAGAACCTGTCATACGCCGTGTTTGCCAGTGTTAGCGGATCGTCAGTGTCATATTTCATACACTTCAGAACCGGGCCGATCCCCGGTTTGTAGCCAATGAATGTCTGGGTCATGTGAATATCCGCAGATCGGCTAAGTTGTCATAACCGCGCATGATCATCTTGCCGTTGTTGGACTGAAGCACGTCGAAATACAGGGTGCCGAGACGGGCGTTCTGAATGTAGACCTGCCCGTTCTGCACGACGAACGGATAGGTGAAGCTTCCATCATTGTTCGGATCGGCAATCGCAAACTGGTTCGACACGACGACGAACTGGCTTCCCGTCGGGGTGACGTTGATAAACCAACCGGCCTGCTTCCAAGTGTCACCGGTATTGATGCGAGCATAGGCCGATATTCTGGCCGATGTGCCGCCCGCACCAACCGTCGATGTCATACGCCAGCCGGAGTTTGCCACAGTGCCATCTACCGAGGCGTTCACATCAGTGATTGCATCTGCGACGGCAGAGTATTGACCCTCGACATTATCCACTCGCGTAGACAGAAGCGTCACCACGCTGGCGTCAGCCTTTTCGTCAAGCTCAGCGTTGAGTTGCGTCAACTGCTGCACGATCGCGCTGTTTGGCCCGGTAGCCACATAGATATCTTCAGACCACGAGGCTTTCGCTTTGCCGTAGGTGCTGGCAAGCTCCCGCCGCAATGACCGGCTATCGGCATAACCGGCCAGCATGCCGTCAGCGGTCTTGGTGGCGTTTTCCTGCGCTTGCCGAATAATCTCGCGCCGGTCATCGGTCATCCAGTTGATGAGGCCGGTTAGATCATCATTCAGACGGCCATAATCGACCGGACTGTCGTCACCGCGAGCATTCAGTGTGGTCACCATGACCGCAGCCGCCCAAGCGACAGGGCGCGTCCCAGAAGCTACCCGAAGGCGTGTGCGCACCCACCATTCTGTCAGACTGGTCAGGCCGTTCACGATCTGGAAGACGGTAACATCCTTGGTCACATAGTCGTTGAAGACCTGTGTCGGGTCATTATCAGGCCAGTACTGTATCTCGACACCCGCAACCGTCACGTCGTCAATCGCATCCCACAGCAAGCGAATGCCGGGGTGTTCGTCGCCGTCATCGCCTACGACCTTGTTCGGGATGGCGAAAAAACCTTGCACCTCGCCCAAATAGTCGGGAGGGCCAACCGGGATCGGTACAGGCGGGTTGGTTTCATATGCCGTCGGATCAAAGATGCCGTTTCCGACTTCCTGCACGGAAATAGTTACGTCGCGAGTGCCATCCTCACCAAGCGGTCCAAGGCCCTTCGACTGGATTTGGAACGTCTTGGTGAAGTTATAGCGCTCCGACTGGAACACACCCCACGAGCCTACTTTCAGTTCGAGAAACTTCGGGTGAATGGTGAACTGGCCGTTCGCCTGATAACGAGATGCCCGGATCGCAATATCTGCCAGCCGGTCACCAACGCGATGATCTACAACAGCGGTGTAATCAACTTTCGATGCCAAGCGTTCGCGGTCCTGTGCCAAGGCGATTTCATCAATACGCGTTGCCAGTGGAACGGTCTCATAGAAGGCATCGGGGCTGACATAGCTACCGGCAACTGTATTCACCAACTCGGCACGGGGCCGCGTCAGCGACAGCGTAAACGGTTTTTCCCAATTGATGTCGTCATCTGTGATTGTGAAAACAACGGCCTGATTAGCGCCAACAATCGGATACTCGCCGGTTACACCTTCGATCCACGATCCTGCACATGCCTCTCGCAGAGGTGTCATATTGCTGTCGTGAGTAACTCCATCACCAGAAGAAGCGATCAAAGCGGCAGTGTATCGTTTACTGCCGTCCGGCATGGTCTCATCGCAAATATTCATCGCGGTGAACCATTCCGACAGCGGGAGACGGCTCGCAGCTACTCCGCGACCGACGATCCTTTCCGTGCCGTTGTAGATGCCCCTTTCCAGGTTGTACATTATGACGGCTGGATTGTCGGTATATTCCCATGTGTTCTGATCAGACCAACGATGCGAGCCAGACCCGCCGACTGTTGTATCCTTGCGGGGATCGTAGGCAGGCGCGCCCTTTACCTCGAACATCAGGCTAGGTGGTGCAGTGAGATTGTCTGCCTCCATGCGGGAAGTGACGACGACATAGCAACAGCCAGCACCACGATGCGCAGGCGTCCAGCGTCCAGCCGGATTTGCATGAGCGATCAGTTGCGGGTCTGCCGCCTGATCCATCGTGCCAGCATGAAAACGTACCCAGACTTCGCCGCCTTCATGCACGCCGAGAACCTTGCGGCCCCACGTGTCGCCATACTTGGTTTCCTCGTTCGGCGATAGGTTCTTCCATTCGCCGTCCATCGACACGCGGAGCAATTCAAGGCAGCGGAAATCCGACAGTTTATAGACGTCCTGCACCATCCGGTTGCCCTTGCCGAAGGCATTACGGTAAACGTGATGGCCCATCGTTCCGAACGTGCCAAAGCCAACTTCGCGGACAAGGTTTTCGCCATATTGCGTCTCGGTCTTTGACGCCTGCGATTTCGGCTTTTGCTGGAATATCGACCCCAGAACGTACTTCGCCGCAGCGGCCAAGCCGCCTAAGACGATATTCGCGAGTACAGTCCCGCCGAACAGCCACGATCCTGCACTGCTGAGAGCGCCGACCACAAGAGTAATAGGGTCCGCCGCCGCAGGCGTTGCCAGCAGCGCAAACAGGATAACCAGCAAATATTTCATCAGGAAACCTTGAAAGCCTTCTCAGCCATCGTGCGCGGGAGGAAACGCAAGCCGTCTTCGCTTTTCACGGCGAACCCATACTCGCAGAAGTACCCAGCGGTGTTCTCGTAGACGCCCAAATCGCCCCGTTGCGCCATGGCTGCGGGGATTTCCTCAAATTGGCTGGACAAAACATCGGACACGGTATTGAAGCCGCGCTGTTTTATCAGGCGATAAGCACCGGCATTGCTCTTGTACTTGCCTCGGATATCCGACGCGGGATCATCGCCGCGAACGGCCTCCACCACGTCAGCGGCCAGCAGTACGCAATCAGACTTCCCCCAAACCATAGGCGTGTTTAGGTGCGCCTCCGTAACTGCTACGAGGCGTTTTTCCCATTCTGGATGTCTCATGATTTACGGTGCCGTTATGTGGAAGTTTTCGCGTTTGACGGTGGAGGCGTACTCGAAAAACCTATCGCCGGGAGAGATCAGTTGCTGATCTTCATGGGATGCTGTTCGGTAGCCGTCACGGTGGTTTTCCTGCGCAAGCGAAATGACATTCGCCTGAAGCATGAAGCCGTCGCCGTCGAAGACGTGATCAATTGTGTCGATCAACCCACGCCGCATCGGTTCGACATGCAGAAGTTCCCGCGTATCGGGATCGAAATATGCGTCGTATAGGATCACTAGGCGGTTTTTGTAATCCAAGCTTTCTATCTGGGCCAGCTTGTCAGGCGTCACGCCGAAATCAGCCGCTGACGGCATGGTAATGACGAAAGGAACGGCGTCCGAACCCATCTGGTAGTCAGGCTCTTCAATCGAAATGAGCTGGTTTGGAATATAGGTATTCCCGTTCCATACCAGTTCAGACATGCCGTTCCACATATACCACGCACCTGTCCCGAACATGAAATCACCCATAGATCGGACGATGATCCGTCCTTCGGTAAGGCACTGTTGCAATCGCGTAGGGAAAGCCATTAGCGCGGAACCTCCGTCAACTGGAAGGTTGCAGTCGGAAACGGCCCCCTACTCATCTGGAATGATCCCGGCACAAGGCGGGTATTCAGTTCGGGTTTCTTGAACCTGACAACAGCACCCGCCGCGATATAGGAGGCAATCGGCTGATCGACCGTAACGGTCAAATGTGTGCTTGCTGCCGTTGCGCCAACCGTGACTTGCGCCATCTGCCGATAGGTGCCGCTCGTGAATGAAATCAGATCACCCGCCATCAGTATCAGGCCGGGAACGACGTTCGTAAGCTGCACCTGATAGCCGTTCGTCACCGTGCCACGTGAAGCGGTACCGGTGATATGTGGATCGTCGGGATTGCCCCAATAGGCTTGAGGAATGCAGATGTGCGTTGGGCGATAGACAATGGTTTCTATCCCGCCACGGGCTGATGCAATGAAAGCCTGAAGCGCAACGGCCTCAGAAGCTCTCATTGGTATGGTTTCCATGTCGATTGTCCGAAAAGGATCGGCATATTCCACGAACGAAATAGCCCGGTTGCCGTATTTGGACATGCTGACCGGGCTGATAAGCTGGGGATAGGACGGCTGGAAACGAACCGTCGAAACAAGATCGATCATGTCTGATCTCTTTTCTGCGCTCTCTTCAACCGTTCAAATTCTCGATCACAATCAACAGGCTTAGCGAAGATGTGCAAATGAGCTTCTTCGCCCTCACCTTCGAGGATAATTCGCTGAGACTTAATTAAGGTCTTCATACCACTCCCCAGGTCTTTGCTTTCTGGCTGTCACGTCTCAGGCGAATAGGCCCGGTCTTGTCGTAAGCCTTGATCCCTCGCTTCGTTGTTTGCTGTGAGATGTTCTTCACGTAAGCCTGAAGGTTGCCGTCATTATCGACGCTGACGCCTACATCAACGCGCATCCCGCCGTTGCCATTCTCGTTTGCAGCAGAGGGGATGGATGGTACACGAGGGCCGCCGACAAGGCCGCCACCCGCATAGCCGCTAAACATCCTCTGGATGTTTGGCACACCGATACGGTCCACGATGTTCTTCGGAACCACATACTCGCCCTTATGGACTATGCCTGCCGGGTCGTACTTGCCGCCCTGCCCTGTGTACCCACCGTCTGCCCATAGCCCACCTATGCCACTGGCAAAGGCATTCGCCACTTGACCGCTATTCGCGAATGGGGAGCCACCAAGCCCACCGGCCAAGTTTTGGAACAGCGAATTAATGGCTTGGTTGAGTGCCATATCAATCAGCTTGTCGGCAAGACGTCCAGCCGCATTAGCGAGGGCGTCCATCGCAGAAACGCCGTTCATGAGGTCTTGCGTGAAGCCTTGTGCGAAATCTAGCGTAAGGTCTTTTGCTTCCGCCAGCTTTTCATTAAGGCGGATTTGGCCCGCAAGCATTTTTCCGTAATCGCTATCGGGATTTATCCCTGCGCTCCGCAACTGTCCGTAAACCCGCTGCTCTGTCGGGCTGCGGAACATCTGGGCGCGTTCAAACTGAAGCTCCTCGGCCAACGACATAGCCGCGACTTTTTCAGCAGCTTTCCCATATGCCTCTGCGAGTTTCTCGATTTCCGCCCGTTGGGCAGCACTGACATTGCGCCCCTTGTCCTGCGCCCGCTGAAGAAGCTCCAGCTTCATGCGCATGGTCTCGGCTGCTACGCCAGTCTTGCCTACTAACTGCTCTTCAAGCTTAAGCTGGTCGATACGGTCCTGAGCGGACTTGACCAGATCGCGGTAGGCGTTGGCGTCACGTTGGGCCTGCCGCTCTGAGGATGACTTTTTCTCCTTAGGAAGAGCAATGCTCTCAAGGTTGGGCTTTTCGCCCGGAGTAGGTAGACGTGAAAGACGCTCCTGATCGTAGATGCGTTCAAGTGCAGCTTGATACGCCCGGTAGGCATCGTCGCGCCCTTCTCTATCCGTCGCCCGGTTCTTGGCGATATTATACTGCTGTTCGGCCAGACCTCTTTCATCCAATTGAGGCAGGCCAATACCGGCAAGCTCCCTTATCGCGGCGGTGAATTGGCTAATCTGCTGAACTTGCGCGGCGGCGGCTGCCCCAATCAGGCCGATAGACGCTTTGGCCGCCCTGACCTTTTGATCGGCATCCTGCATCGCTTCAGCAAGCGTAATGGTCTTGTCGCCTATCTCCTGAAGGTTTTTCGGGTCGGTAGCAACGATCTCGTTTATCTGGCGATAAAACGCATCAAAATCCGGGCGGCCTGATTTCACGCTATCCCGCAAGCGATTGATCGCATCCTCAAACGGCTTGAAACGCTGATCGACTAGCCGGGTAGGCGCGCCACCTGTGATCGACGTGCTAAGGCTTACAGCGGTGCTGAATGCCTCCTGCGCCTCTTTTGACGCCTTTTGGAATACCTTCAGATTTTCACGAGCGTTTTTCTCCATTACAGCAGTACTTTGCTGCATGTAACGCTCCATGCCCTCGGTCGCCCCAGGCCAGCGCCTCCCTATCTCCTGCACTATGTCGGCATGTCGTTTTAGTGCTTCATCCACAGTCGGGAGATCAGACTTCAAGGACATGATGTACTGAGCTAGCGCGGTTCCACCAGCAATAATACCGATTGTCGCCAATGAAACAGGGCTTACAATCGACATGAAGGCAGCGCCGATGCCTTTAATAACGTCCCGCCCTTTCCCCATCTCATTGAACACGGCGGAAAGCTGGGTTCCCTGTTGCAAGGCGATCTGGATAGGCGACATACCCATAGCGGACGTGACGGCGATATCCTGAAACTGCGCAGCGATGTTTGCAGTGTTATAACGGCTCGGCCCATTGCTGGCAGACCGCATCGACGCAATAGCGCCATTCCGCTGCTTGATCGCGGTAATGCTATCCAGTGTGGCTTTACGCTCGCGCTGAATGGCCGCCGTCATTTCCTGGGTCGAGATAGCACCGAGGCGATGCGCCTGCTGAATATCAATAACCGTCGCTTGATACTGCTTCACGGCAGCGAAAACCGGATTGTACTTCGTCCGAAGGCGATCAAGCTCCGCGCCCTGCTGCGCAAGCGCTCCGGTCCATTCTTTGGCTGATTTCGTACCGATCCCGACCATGTTCTGAATACGGGTTTGAACCGAGGTCGGGATTGCCTTGTCGATTTTCTTCCCCAAAGCGTCAAAGCTTCGGGATGCGGCCTGAGTGATGTAGTCGATATCGCCCACAACGCGGTTGACGCCAGTCTTGATCGTCTTCGTATCAAGGGATACGCCAATGACAATATCGTCCTGATTGCCAGCCATCGTTGTCTTGCCCTATAAGAAAACCCGCCACGAAGGACGGGTTGGGAGAAAATTGAAATGCACAGAACGATAGCAGTCATCTTTTTGATGACCGCCTCCGCTTCGGCGCAGGTGATTGTCGATGAACCTAAGGATGTTGATGCAAAATTGGCTGAACAGATCGCTTCAGATGTTGCCGATCAGTTTACCGATCCGGTTTCCACTCAAATTAGGCGCATTCGTCCATCTGAAGAGCACGAAGGTTCGTTCTGTGGTGAGGTGAACACGAAAAATCAGTTCGGTGGATATGTCGGGTTCAAACCGTTTCGGTACATCGTTGACCGCCGAAAAGTTTATCTAGCCAATTCAGGTTGCGAATAAGAAAAGCGCCCCGCAGGGCGCTACCCATACTTGGCCAAAAGCTCATTCATCTGGGCTTTTGTCGGCCCTGTTTCCTTCTTGATGCCCTTCGCCTCGCAGTACCCGTCAATCGCTATGACGAGTTCGGTAAGGGTGGAACGCCAGAATGTTTCCGGCGTCCATCTGAGCGCACCGTAGGCAATAGATTGCCACTGCCGCCAAGGGAAGGCTTCTACTCCCCCGTCTTGGCGGCTTCCCCGTTTCCCTCATCGTCATCATCGAAGTGATGCTTCAGTGCTTCTGCAATGCCTTCCGCAATTGCAGGGAGATGCTTCAACTTCATCTTGGATACGGCTTTGCCCGCATCTCCGCGAACGGCCAATGCGGTGACTGCTAGGCTTGTGGCAGCAATTTCCGCGCCCGACAGGCGAAGGTATAAATCGTGAAGCGATTTGCATTCCAGGCGCGTCGAAAGGATCGAAAGGCCGCCAATGGTGGCGGCGATAACCACTTCCTCGCCGCCTACATTGATGAGGACTTCGCCACGCGCTCCGTTAACTTCGAGAGCCATTTCTTACACCTCTGCTTCGAAGGTGAGCACATCGGCGGCAACGAAAGTTGCATTGAAAGTCAAGTTTCCTTCCATTTCGCCGGTCAGCTCAAATTCAGAAACGAACCATGGACCGGTATAAGTGCCGAGACCCGGAACAACGACCTGTGCATTGAACTTAGTGGCATCATTGACGTGCTCAATGAATGCGGAATTGTCGGCACCGGCGATGAACTGGCCCTGACCGTTGAAGGTACGGTTCTTGATGCCTGGTTCGGCTGTCCGCTGCGGTGTTTCTGCTGGGTTCAAGCAGTTCGTAACAGTGGTTTCGACCTCATTGGCCGACATGTTGAAACTGCGTGTGGAAAGGCCGCAGAGGTTCTTGAAGGTTTCCGGGCCGGGTGTGGTGTTGCCGTCACCGATCTTGATGAGAAGAAGGCGGCCAATCTGCTGTCCGTCAGCCATGGGTAATATTCCTCTATTGCCGGATCGACTATCGAACCGGGTTAGTTGCTCTCAGATGTTTGGGATTGGCGGTTAGATCGCCTCGATGTACGCTTCGAACTCACAAACAGCGTGGGAAAGTATCCCATCCGGTGCGCGTAAGTTCTCGGTACCGATGTGGCTGATGCTGATCAGCCGATAGCTAGGAAGCACCAACGGGTAGTTGTGAAGCGCGTCCTCAATTCCTGCGGAAATGTCGTTCACCTCTGGATATCCGGGCTTTTCCGACCACGCATCCACTCGCAAGTACGCCCGCCACGATCTTTTGCAGGTCACATCGCTCTGTTTGATGTCGGCGTATCCAATGGTGATGTACGGGAATGGTGTATCCGCTCGCGGTAGGTCATAAACCTTCGTGCCGTTGAGCGGCGCATAGCCTGTCAGACGGTCGTATAGCGCCTTCTGTATCTCGTTCTTCAGCGAGGCCATTATTTACCCCTCACGCGCCTGATGGCTCGATATACGGCAGCATTGATTTTTCGACGTGCCTTTGGCCTCATCTCGCGCCAAACGCTGAATACGTGCAGCTGCGCCTCAGTGCCAGGGTGCTCTTTCCCAGCGAATATCCCGCTCTTCATCATGTGCGGCTTGGTGCCAAATTCGAGAAAGCGCCAGATATAGTTTGCAAAGACGGCTGCCGCGTATGGGTCTTTGGACTGTCGCTGATTTCGCCCACGCTGAGCGTTCGGATTGTCTTTCTGGTACCCGCCACGAATACTCGCCCTGTATGCGCCGGGAGCGCGTGGCTCCCCCGTCACTGGATCGGTTGAAGGCCCGACTGGAGCGCGAGCAGCAATAGCCTTTGCCGCCTCCTGCGCCACCTTCAGCTTCTCTTCAGCGGCTTCCTTTTCTGCCTCCGGTGCTATGGCGCGAAGCTCGCGGGCAAGCCGTTCTCGGCCTCTAATCCTCGCCTTCATCGCCATGGGTAGGCTCCTCGCCTTTGCGCGGCGCTTTCACTGCCTCGGCGCACCCCTTGGCAATTGCCTCGTCAGCGCAGTCCTTTTTGACGTTGAGCGTCATCCCAGCTTTGTAAGCGATGGTAAAAGACGGCTTCATGTAGTTGAAGTCTTTGACGAAATGTACCCAGGCCATCAGGTCGCAACTCCTCTTTCTACCAAGAACGAAATGTACTGTCGGTCCAGCTCTTCAGTGACATCGCGAACATTGAAAATCTGGCCATTACGGCTATCAACCAAGCGCCATTCACTGTTGATCAAGAGCGTCTGGCTTGACCGGCGAACGGTGACAATCATGGGATGTTTGTTCTGAAGCCGGGAGGCTATGACCGTTTCGCCGCCGCGCAGGTGTCGATATCCAGCACGCACAGTCGCAATGGTCTGCCAGTCTCCCGTGACTTCATTCCCCATGCCGTCATCGATCTTTTGACGGGTCTGGCACTCGACCTTGTAATAAAGGCTTCCTGCGGAGCGACGGTCTACCATCAGAACAGAACCCTTCGGTGCGGGGTTATCAGGGCATCAACTGCCAAAGGAAGCTTGCGAATATCGATCTCGCTTGTTGCTTCCCGGTTCTCATACCAGTGGCAGGCCAGAAGCAGGATCGCCACCTTGATCGACGGCGGAACCCTCGTGGCATCGGCACCGTAACCAGTGGTGAACGTGATCTGGATCGCTTCTAACGTGTCGCTGGAAAGCGCCGGACGGTCGAATGTGCTCCGATACCGGATCATCGCGCCGGTAGCCGTCTCCACGATCTCATAATCAGTGTCCGGCAACGTCTGCTCTGCGCCGGAAACATCGACATACTTGATCGTAGCTGCGGACACATCGCCAAACGGCAGCACGAAGCCGAAAGACGGCCACAGAGCGGAGGTAATCTTCCAGTCCTGATTGACTATCGCCCGACCAAGAATGCCGCTCCAGCCGTCCAAATGATCGATTGCAGCATCCAGATAGACGCCCAATATCGTATCATCATCGTTGAAATCGACCCGCGCAGCTTCCTTGAGTTCTTCCAAAGTGACAGGCTTGACCGCTGGAGCGGTTACACGGATCGGCTTCACGGCTTATTCCTTGTCCGATTTCTTGGCTTTCGGGCGTTCGACTTCGATAGCACCGGCCTCGGTCGCTGCCCGAATAAGGTTCTCTGGGCATTCGTCGCCAATGTTGAAATCTGTCGGGTATGGGCTTCCACCCGTCGCGCCCTTGAATGGCTTGATGAATTTCATCGGTCTTGCTCCGGTTGAATTTGGTGATCGGGCGGCGTGAACCGCCCGACTGCAAAGCCAACCTATTACGGATTAACGGCCACGCGGTGGTAACGGATGAACTCTGGGTTCCAGAGGCCACCGCCTACACGCTTGCGGGTGTAGAACATCACGTAAGGTTTGTTGGTGTATGGATCGCGGAGAACCTGAACGCCGAGGCGATCAAAGATGCGATAACCCTGCGCCATGTCACCGAAGATGACCGGGATGGCGTCTGCGGCCACATCCGGCATGCCCGACAACTCATTAACCGCATAGCCCAAAATCTGGGCAGGCTGTCCGGCCTGATAAGGCGGTTGCCACAGATAATTGTCCTGACCGTCCTTCATCTTGCGGATGATGGCATGGGTCTTGCGGTTAGTGTAGAAGGCCGATGCCTGGGTAACGCGCTCCGAAGGAATGCCATAAACCAGATCAATCAGGCCATCAGACGTGAGCGCAGCGGCATCGCCTGTATTGACTTCGAGCACGGGGCCGAGCGGGTGACGCTCCGCTGCCGGGAGCGCTGCCTCTGCCGTGGCATCGAACATCAACACGCCCTTCGGCTTGTTCACGCCGTCACCAGAGAGGAACGCAACGCCTTCCTGCTGGGCGAACTCCAGATCAACTTCGCCAGCCAGATAGGCCGCAATGTCGATTTCGCTGTCTTCCAGAAGGATTTGCGTCACGCCCGGATTGGCATAGATTTCACCGAACTTGAACGCATACTCGGCAAACTGTGGCGTGTTCGTCTGTGGCCGTGCGGCAGTTTCACCCACCCAGCCCGAACCGGCACCATGCATGTTGTACAGGTGCTTGAAGCCCTGACCGCGAACGTTCTGGATCGAAGCGAAACGGCGCATCGGGGAAACAAGAGCCAGCTTGTCGGTAATCTGGCGATCCCATTCCACCGGAGCAGTATATCCGCCGTCTGGGTTGGAGCCGACAGACATGGACGCCATGACGCCCGACTTGTTCGCCGAGCGGATTTTGCCCTCGCCTTCGCCGGTACGAACCCACTCGTTAAAGTCGGCCTTGTATTCCTTCATTTCGGCGGTTTCTGTGTCGCCTTCCTTGCCGGGGACATTGCCGAGAGCCATCTTAACGTTCAGTTCGTCAATGGCCTTGGACATTTTGCCAAGATCATCGTTGATGCGGTCAACCTTCTCAGCCTGTACAATGTCCTTGCGAACGTCTTCCAGTTCCTTCTTGTGTTCGGCCTTGAACTCTTCAAAGGCACGGTTCACACCGTCGATTGCAGCCTTGATATCGCCAGTTTCAGCGCGCACAGCCACGATCCCGCGCACCTTGCGCGAGTTGAAATGCTTGGTCATGGGAAACCTCCTGTTATGACCTGAGTGTGGAGATAAGCCGCTCAATGTCGGCTTTCAGATCAGCAGCGTCGTGCTTGCTGTGAACGGCAGCGTCCGGCATGCCGTCTTTGACCCCTGACAGAAGCGCACGGCGTTCCGTCCGAGGAATACCTGTCTTCGCCAATAAAGCGTCAACGCGGCGCACCGCATTGATCGACTGGTTGGCGTCTGCCTTGGTCTTGTCTTCTTTGACCTGATCGGCAGCTAGATAACTGTCTGCGAGACCGGCCTCTATGGCCTGTTCGCCGTTGAACCATGTCTCGGCGTCCATCCATTCGGCGGCCTTTGCCTTCTTGACGTTGGCACGCTCCGAATAAAGCGTTGCCATCGCGTCATCGAATGGTTCCATCGTCTTCGCTGCCTCGGCCAGATCGTGGCGGTTGCCCATAGCCACAACCCAGGCGTTGTGCACCATGATGAACCCTGCTTTGCCGATCAGGACTTCGTCACCTGCCATTGCGATGACAGATGCAGCAGAAGCGGCCATGCCGAGAATGCGTACCGTGACTTTCGCCGGGTGAGCGCGCAAAAGATTGTAGATCGCCACGCCTTCGAAGAAGTCGCCACCGGGAGAGTTGATATCGACAAAGATTTCATTGTTGCCGATGGCCCGAAGTGCCGCTGCAACCCGTTTCGACGTGACGCCACCGCCCGACCAATAGTCCTCACCGATCACATCAAGGATGGTGATTGTGTTCTCAGCGGTCTGCGATGCCTGAACACCCGCATTCCAACGGTCAATAGCGTCCGCATCCGGCTCGAAAGCGCAGATCGTCGGCAGGCGCTCGGCCTTAATCTCAGGCAGGGTTTTGAGGCTCATTGCCATTACCTTTCTGCGCTAGTGGGTTAGGCGCAATGTCTTTCTCAGGTAGGTCCATCGTTTCGCGAACCTCCTCGTAATCCATCCATGGCTGATGCCCGCCAGAACCGAGCGCCTTGGCGAAGAAGTCAGCCTGATCTTTCATCGAGCCGCGCAACAGAGCGCCAGCGTTGAATTTGACTTCGTATTGTTCGCGCTCTTTGTCGGTCATGCAGGATCGTTTGATTGCCTGCTCCCAGGCCGTGAACCACGGATTAAGCGCGTACCGAACGAATATCTGGCCCAGAACGTCGATACCTGAACCCCAGCTTGTATCGTCCACGCCAAGGAATGGACGCGGCACACCAAAGGCGCGGCCAATCTCCTCGATCTGCATGGATCGGCTTTCAATCTGCTGGCTGTCCTTGGCGCTGCCGGTGAACGGCTCAGGCTTCATGCCTTCTTCGGCAATCATCCACTTTCCGGCGTTTTCCGAACCGCCGTACTGCTCATTCATCGACGCTTTTAGGCGCTCATAAGCCTCAGGAGACAGCTTATTGGGATGAAGCAATGCGCCACCGAGGTGCATATCGTTCTTGAATAGCCTGCGCTGTGACGTTTCCAGTTCGCGCGCCAGATCGATTGCGTTAGCCGCAATCTTCACCATCGACGTGCCCGAAATCCCATCATCACTATCCGCATACACATGCAGAACGTCTTTCGGCTTTAGAATACGAAGCTCGCCCTGTTTCGGCGTATATTCGTACTCAACAGACCAATCCCGGTTCTGCTTTACGCGGATCGTTGTCGGATCGAGTGGCACCAAGCGGATAACCCGGTCCATTGACCTGACGATAAGGGCATAGGCATTGCCATGGACGAGTGCATTCCGCTGCATATACTGCCTGAAATTGAAGGCCGTCTGCCAGTCATTCGGCATTGAGTGCAGCAATGAAAAAAGCCCGCTTTCGCGGGCCTTCTCTTTCGTCTCGGTATCAATGACATGCATCGGTAGCATGCCAATAGAATACGAAATCAAGGATACGCACCGAAACACCGCAGTATTCCGCATCGCCTCCTTGATCGACATCGGTGAAGCCACGCCATCACCGCCGTTGCGCATCCACTCCTTGAAGCGCGGATCATCGAACCCGATAAACTGTCCGTCCGACTGGGCATGAACCTGCGGCGCAGTCGCCTGCGGCTTACGGCGGAATATGTTCAGAATGTCCATCAAACCACCAATATTCCGCGAGTTTCGTAAATGGATGGGCCTTCATCAGCCTCTTGCTGGATGAACCAACCGAGGGACATAATGAGCGCCACCGCTCCGTCGATCTTGTTCTGTGGCATTTCCTTGCGCGGATAGACGTTCTCTTTCGCGTCGTAATGCCCGACCACGTTGCCAATCATCCAGTTCATCACTGCATTGCCGGTATGATGGATGCGGCCTTCGCGCATGAGTGCATCAAGCGTCTTTGTCGCCTCGCTCATGGTTGCCACTGTCTGCCGGTATTCCTCCGCTGGCATTCCGTCCCGCTTGAGGTTCTGGATCATCTGCTGGGCCTGCCAAGGATCAGTAGCAACCGCCTGCAAGTTCAAGCCGGGTGCTTCCGCCCTGATATCGTCTTCGATCACTCCGAAGTCGATTGTCTCACCGGCTGTCGCGGTGATATCGCCCTGCATCTCCCAGCCGCGATACATCGGATGACGATCTTCGTCTATTGCAACCCGTGGTAGGTAAAAACGAGGGAAAATATAGTAATGCGCCTTCCCGTTTATCAACCTGCGGTATGTATTCACACGAGCCGCAATGTCGATCTTGCTGGCGAGATCAAGGCCGATGACACATTCATCTTCGGTAAAATCAGCCTCATCCAGCGACCGATCCTCGCATTTCCTCCACCACTCGGTGTCGAACAGCGCCGAATTGGCATCAACCCAGACATTCAGATGCTTGGTGAGGTAATTCGCCCTCGCCGTCGCAACCTGACGCGCCTTGCCTGCCGTCTGCATCACGATTTTTGGATCGACCGACACGCCCCAATTCGGGTTGGCCTTGCGCAAAGTCTCCTCTGAAAAGGGATCATCACCCTCATCAATCGTGTAAATGATCCCGAATACGGCTTCGGCAGCCTCTCCGCTGACGTGACCGGCCAGAACATCAAGGACGAACTTGCGCACCTCGTAGCAGATGCCATGCTTGTTGCTGCCCGCCGTGGTGATCATCCAGAGCATCGACTGAGGACGCTTGCCAAGGCCGGTTTCCAGTACGTCGTAGACATCGCGGTTCTTGTGAGCGTGAAGCTCGTCCACAATCGCCAGATGGATATTCAGACCATCCAGCGTGTGGCCTTCTGCCGACAGCGCCTTGAAAGCACTGGAGGATTTCAACTGCACAATTGCTTGCGCCGTCACGTCCACACTGAAGCGATTGCGGTATCCTGGCATCTTGCGAGCCATGGCTTGCGCATCACGGAATACGATACGGGCCTGATCGCGGGTTGTGGCCGCCGAATAGACTTCTGCACCGGCTTCGCCATCCAGCGCCAGCATGTAAAGACCCACCGGGGACGAGAACGACGACTTGCCGTTACCTCTGGGAACCTCGACATACACCCGACGAAACCGCCTATTACCATCTGCATCAACCCAGCCGAATGCCGTGCTCAGGACGAATACCTGCCACGGCTCCAGTATCATGAGATCGCCACGGGATGCGGCAGGCCCCTTGATATGTGGGCAAAGCTCGACAAACCGGCATACCCGATCAGCCCGAACAGCATCGAAATGATACCCTGCTGGCGGGTTATCCAGATCGTTCAACTGTCTTGCACATGCCTGATAGACATACTTGCAAGCCGGTATTGCGCCCGAAACCACGCCGCGAGCGTACTGATGCGCCTTCTGCGAATAGTTCAATGCGCCCTACCGTCAAATTCTGCGAATGGATCGTCTTCCTCGCCCTCGTGAGGCTGGTAAACCTTCGTTCTGTCCACTGGCGTTGCACCAAGTGAGGAAAGCGCCATGCGGTAATTCCCGAAGAAGCTGGCAGGAAGTTCAGCGGTATTCCCGTCCATAATATGCGCTCTCATCAATGAGACGATTTCCACCGCGCCCCGATCCTCGAAGGTCAGCCACGGCAATTCGTCTGCAAACGTGGCCCACGCTTTCTTGGCCGTCTTTGGCAGGTAATCCGGGGCTTTCCCCAGACCTCTCCCTGACGTGATTGGCTCGCTGCGGGGCTTAAACCGTCCAGGGTTTACCTTGTCAGCGCCGGTCAGCGCCGCTTTTGCAGTCGGCGTTCGCGGTCGTGCCATTTCAGCCCTTTGCCTTTTTTTGAATTGCAGATGCGTGTAAATGCCTGGCACGCGGGTCTACAGCCGAACGCGATCCAGACTTTTCACCGCCCCCGCCCCATGCTGTTTGCCTCATATCAAGCCACAGAGAGCGATTTGCTAGTTTTATTATGCGATACATCCAATCAAACCAAACGCTTGCCAGCGGTCAGATATGAAGGTTTATATCAACCCATCGATCTTTTGGCGCGGTTGGGTATCCATCCAGTCCGACGATGCGATGCTCTATCTTCTTGCGTCTGATCAAGTCAGGGCTTCGATAGTGAAGGCGCTCGATAGACTGACATGCTCCATCGTGGCAGCTATCACATACTGCCCATAGGTTAGAGGGTGAGAAGAACAGAGCCTCATCACCCTTGTGCGGTATCAGATGGTCGCATACTGCGGGTCTTAGCCCGGTTGCGCCCTTTTCCGATCTACCTTCTCTCAGGATCACGCCGCACATCTGGCAGGTGAACAGGTCACGGACGAGGATGGACCAACGTAGCTTCTGCCATCTCGCTGTCTTGTACCATTGCCTATAAGGCTGCGCTGTATCTCGGTCTGACCTGTGTGACCTTCGCCTATCGGCCATCGCTGATCCTTGGCTTCATCGTGGATACGAGAGGCTTGAGGGTGCGGAGCTTAGCCATTCGGCCTCGTGCAATCTGGTACGAAGTTTAGCGCGTTCTCTACATGCTCAGTCAGGTCTTCAACTATGGCGTCACGCCATGCCGGTTCTTCATTTGGCATCGGCAGGAGACCACGGCCAGTGCTGAAGTATCTACGTGTCTGCACTTGAAGGACTATCTTGCCATCTGTGTCTACGCGATACCGGCGATTTCCAGTTAGTCGAACCATCCTCTAATCCTTCAGCGCGTCTCTCAACAAAGGACAAAGCGCCCATCTGTGTAGGTGTATTGGTAGGTTGCTTGCTCGGTAACTATGATTGCTGACTGAAAGCCTTGCTGGTCTGGCGTCGTCGTCACTGACACGGTGATAACGGATGTACTATCCGGCTTTGTGATGCCGACATCCTTCATCGTGTTTTCCAGACAATAGGCCATGCCTCTACCCCTTCGCCTTTAGCTCTGCTGCTACTGCTGCCTCTGTCTGGTGATCTAGGTAGGCGTCTAGACAGCTATGCATGGTCTCCCGGATTTCATCGGCTATATCCATGTTCCCGCGCAGTACCGCCGCACGGTGGAGGTGCCGTGATCCGAGTATGTCTTCCCATGTGGCTTGCATGAACTGGATGGGCTTGGGCATTAGAGCGTTACCGAATAGTGCAGATTGCCTGCCTCTCGGATGAGAAGGCCAGCCTCGATGCGCTCGTGTAAGTCCTTCGTTGCTCTTACTCGGTAAGGGTCAAGCCGAACGATTTCCTTTACCTTTTCACGAACGAGCCGGTTCACTTCCGCATCATGATTAGGCCCAACGGTTATTGTGACTTCCAGCTTATCAATCTCGGTCGGCTTCTCCGGCCTTGGCAGCGCCATTGCAGGAACGGCAGCAGCTACAGGAGCGAAGCCGAGGAAGGAAAGGAAGCGTCTGCGGTTCATATCAGGCCCCTTTGCTTGGCTGACTTGTATAGGCGGGCGAAGTCGGCAACTTCATCGATTGTTGCACCCCAGCGGCGCTCCGATCTGATCTTGTCATCGATAAGGGCGATGGCCGCGTCTAACTGCGCATCGGACATCTGGCCGTCTCTGTGAGCTACCAAGCAAACATCCGTGCCAATCGCGACATTCACGTATCCATGCCTAAGCACATAATAGAGCCGTTCGGCGTCTGTCATTTCTTCGGCCATATCCGATCCTCTGTTGGTATCTTCCGGGCTTGCCCACTTCACACCGTGATATGCAGGGTTCTCACCCCGGAGCGACCAGTGTTGAGTTCTACACCCGCGAGTGAAAGCCATGGTCTAGCCGCCCGGTGGGCTAGTGAAAGGAGTGTCGCTCCCTATGAAGGCTATTGAAATTTGCGCTCTGACTGTGCTGAATTGTCAGCGGGAGGCTTATCATGTTTGAAAACCAGACAATCGGGGTGACTTGCCCTAAATGTGGAAATCAGATCGAGCAGACTATCGGCTGGCTTAAATCCAACGACAATGTCACCTGTCCTGGGTGCGGTTCTGATTTCATCATCAATAGCGAAAAGTTCTTCGCCGGAATTGAGAAGGCCGAGGAGGCCATCGCGAAATTCGGGAAATCGATCCCAAATATCGGAAAGCGAAGATAACACTTCATGCAATCCATTCGTATCAACGGAAAGCCTTAGATAACATAATGCCATCTGAACGCTCCAAACAGAAAACCCCGCGCGGTGGCGGGGCTGATTGTTGATCACATATTTGATGATGCGCTATCCTGATGAAAACAGGAGGGCAGCAATGTATCAGATCAAAGTATTGGAACTTCTCGAAGACGGCACATCACGGCCATATGAGTTCACCGAGATGGAAACCGCTCAGGATTTCGTCAGACACGCAACCTTCGACTTGAAGGTCTGGATAGAAAAGTACGGCATCTTTGACCGCGATGACTTCTTGAAACTCCGGTCTATGCCGCAGGATGAAGCCATCCCGTTTTAATTCTGTGTGGCACTCTCTCCACCCGTCACCTTGCGCTTATCTACAGGTCAGCTAACCAGTCCGTCGAACTGATGCCTCCATTCGGGAGCGTCAAAGGTCCAAACCCGATTTGGCGGAAGGTGTAGGATTTGAACCTACGGGACGTTGCCGTCCGACGAGTTAGCAACCCGCTGCAATAAGCCGCTCTGCCAACCTTCCGTGTCTGGCGCTGTGGGAGGATTTGCACCTCCCGGCAACCGGTTGGACATTCGGTCGCCTGCTACTTGCACCCGCTTATGTCTACCGCCCCTGTAGGACTTTGACTATGTTCGGGGTTACCTGCCCACGTGAAGCAGCATTGATATCGGCATGTGTGAGGCGTCCAGACGCCATGCCATTCGTCAATCTGGTGCAGTACACCCTTGGGGCGGATGATACCGACGTATTCGCTATTTTCGCTATTCCTTGACGCGTCTTAAACGGCTTACTGCGTATTCTCTGCGTGCAAGTGCGGATGAAATCGCTCTTTACTGCCGGACTTCCCTTTAATGCTTGCTGCCCTGTCGCGTAGGTCGATGCGCTCACGCCGCAACCGGATAAGAAAATCCCCGCTATAATCGCCGGAATAAGTGCTTTCCCCATGTCCTCTCTCCTTTTAGAGAGAAGATTGGGGTAACCAAACGGGCTGGTCAATGAAAAATCAGCCCCGAAGCCAACACCACTTAGCCTAAATGCCTGCCCAAAATGATCGTAAGCCCTGCCACTAATGCGATCACCGCCAGATACACGAACTTAAACAAGGTTGGCATTGGCAGCTTAAGGCAAAGATACGCCACAGGCACACAGATCAGCAATGTGAAGGCCGCTAAAAATGCGGTGAACATCGGCTCGCCTAAAACAACAAAGCGGCCCGAAAGCCGCTGAAAATCAGACACAAGCCACCATGCGCAAGAAGCCGTTTGGCCTCTCTGGGTCAAGGTATACGCCTATAGCGCAGGGGTCCTTGGTCGTCCTGTGCAGAATTTTTAACTGCTTTGCAGTTACCTGTCAAGCTGCTTCAAGTAAACCAGCATCAATCTTGATCTTATGCTGGGCGCCGAACAGGTCCATGAAAACATAAGCGTCCCTGCCCTTTAGTTCATGCACCGGGACAATCATGCCATCGAACGGGCCATCGCAGATGCGTACCAGATCTCCAGCCTTATATTCGGCATGGGTGCGCATGTACTTCTCTTCCTTCGGGCGCTGAATGCCGTTTGGATAGCGGCGAAGCAAACCTTCCATGGCAGCATGATCGAGCTTCATCGGTTTACCGTTGATGCCTACGCAGCCCTGAATGCATGGAAGCTGGAAGAGATTGAACCACGCCGGGACACCTGGAACGAAACCAGCGAAGACATACCGGACAACCATCGGGTACGAGATAAGCTGTTTTTCCTTGGTGTAGCGGTTTTGTCGGCGCCATCGCTTGTCTGCCGGGCAGAATGTGACCACACCACGCTGTGTAAGGATTTCCTGAGCAACAAATTCCTTCTGTGGCGGCGTCCTGATCGCATACCACTCCAGATCCATCACCATATCAGCCAGTTTCCCGCTTTCCATAACGGGCGACTGTCTGCGTTGAAGTCTGCCTTGTGCCGCCATGTCCGTTCCTCGCTGACTGGGGTTATTGCCGTGCCTGTTCGAAGCCGTGGATGACCTTGCCAGCGAAACCGCCTATTTCCTCCGGGGGCGTGCGCATCGCCCAGATCAAGATCATCAGCATTCCTATTGCTATTACGAGCCTCATCGCCCTCTCCTATGCCGCTTGTTTGGAAAGGCGGGCCATGGTCGCCTCTCTGCCATGAAGTGAAATGAAGGCCGCTGCTTGCTCCCTGCTCTCAAAACCGAACAGGTTCACCGAATGAAGAATTGTCGTGTGATCGCGACCACCAAAATGCCGGCCGATTGCTGGCAAGCTCATATCAGGGCGGAAGGCCCATGCTGACAGGACAGCGAAATGACGGATATTGCTCATGGAGCGCGTTCGGCGTGCGCCTACAACATCGTCATGTGTAAAGGACGATCCCGCCACCGCATCGGAAATAATATCCCTGATCGATAGGCGAGTTTCAGCATTTCGAATCCCTACTTCGCGATATGATGCGATGATGTTGCGATAGATTTCCTGCCGTTTGCGCTCGGCTTCTTTTCGCTCTTGTTCGCGGCGCTTGGCCTCAAGGAGCAATTGCTCCTTGCGTTCTCTCTCCGCTTCAATGCGATCAGCGTTGCGTTTGGCAATCAGCGCCTTGGCTGCTCTGTCAGTGTTTCGTGAATAGGCTGCGGCGAACATCACGCGGACTCCTCATTGAGTGCACGAATTTTGGCCATTGCCTTTTCGTACTGATCTGGAAAGAAAGCCTTGAGACGGGCCAGACGCTTGCGCTTCCCGCGTGTGAGGCCCTGTGCGTCAGTCTTAGGTGAAGCTTTCAGCTGTCTGAAACCGTCGCCGCCACGCAACGCCGCGAAATGGCTTTGGCGACGGCTAATCGCTATTTCATCCATCAGGGGGTTACCGAGGGTGATTTCTTTCTTCGTCTGATCAATTACAATTTTGTTGAAGATGTTCATTATGCGGCCTTCCCTACTTGTTTGACGGGTCCGTAGACCGTTGCTGTTTTTGCTACCCAGAGCGACCCAGTTGGATAATCGTGTTTCGCTCTCGAAACCCATGTGAGATGATCAATCCCAACCGCCAGCACATCTCGGCCTGCGGTATTGTCTCGCTTCGATGAATTGCGGCGATGCTCGGCTGTCGCCACCTTCGCTTTCTCCACTTCGCGGGTATAGGTCAGGCTGTCGAGGATCGGCTTCATTACGCGCTCGCACTCGCGCCGAAGTTCTGGCGGTGCGGGCATGAACGAATGCTCGCAATGCGAATGTCCGGTGATGAAGTTCTGCACAGCCATTTCCAAGCTGTGCCGAGTGACGCCACGCAAGGCCATCATGTAGACCGCCCTCGTCAACTTCTGGTCAGTAGGTCCGCGTCCCGGCAATCCTGAGAGGGTGTACATTGCCTTCTCGATATCCGTGTCGGTCACCAGCATCGAGTAAGTCTGGTTCGTGGCTATCTGGTTCATCGGGTAGAATTCCTTTTTCGCGCAACGCAATGGCCCAAACATCTGTGTGGGTCATGGGCTTTGGAGGAGGCTCCTTGCGGTGGTTGACTTTTCGGTTTTCGATCCACTCGGCCTTGATGCCTTGCCAGCCATGAAGGATCATCATGTCGGCGGCTTCCCGTGGGTTGGCGCACTTACGCAGCTCCCTTGCCATGAGCTTTCCGGCCTTGGCTGTGATCGGGGCGCGCTTTTTCTTCCGGTGATCGATGATGGCTTCGATAGTTTCGGCATCAAGCAGCTCAGAAAGTTCAGAAACGAAATCCTGCTTCGGAGTTGAGCGCACTTGCGCGTCAACATCTGAACGAAGTGAAGATGTATTTGGTGTATTGGTGTATTTAGTGCGTCCGTCTTGCGTCCGCTCTGCGTCCTGAGTGCGTCCTGCTTCCTGATATTTCGAGTAATTACAAATAATTACGTGCGTCTTTCCTGCGTCCGTTTTTGTCACGATCATTCCGTTGTTTTCGAGGGCTTTTAGGAATGTCCGGACGCGCTTGTCGGATTTCCAATTCCACTCTTTTGCTAAGCCTCGGAGTGTAACGAACATCTCGCCCACGGCGACCCTGACAGTGTCAGTACCTATGCGATGTAGCGTCGGAGACCATGCGGCATGCGTGATAAGCCATATCCAAGCATCGCTTTCTGAGCGCTCAGCATTGGCGAACATTGGATGGTCAAGAATGTCGGATTGAATGCGGACCCAGCGGCTCATTTCACTACCTCCACATCAATACCAAGGAATGACTTCACCAGCTTGCGCTTGAGGCGGAATACAGGTGTTTCAACACCCTTCACGTCGATCACGCGGAAGCGGTCTTCCTCGAAATCCCAGAAGGCAAAATCTGCCCTGTAAGTGGTGATGAGTTCACCCTTAGGCCCGAGGATGACGAATGGACGCTGTAGCTCCACCCCGCCGACTTCTCCGGCCTTCTCGCGCTGTTTAAGCTCAGCGTAGAAGCGAGCTTCTGCCTTGCTATCGAAGGTGATGCCGTCGAGCGTGGTTTTCTTCGCGCCGTACTTGTTGCGGCGGGCTGTCTGGTGAAATTCTGCGGCTGACATTCTCATGCCACCTCGCCTTCTGCCTTGCGGGCGAATAGAGGCATAGACAGTGCATCGAGCTTTGCCGCGCAGTGGGGGTTGATCCACAGCACTTCGGTTCGCTCTCTGGCACCATCTGCAAATGCGGCACGCTCTATTCGGCGCCAATCTGGCAAAAAGTCGTCGTAGACCTGAGACGGATAACCGGAAAGAACAACCATCCCTTCAAGCCCGCATAGCACCTTAAGCAGATGCTCGTGGTCGTCATTGCTCAACTCATGGGAATAATCGTCTTTCGCATCCGTTCTTGTATCGAACATGTAGGGTGGATCGACATAATGCAGAGTGTCCACGCCATCGTGAGCCTGCATAACGTCTTTGCCGTCACGATTCAGGATGACAACGCCTTTTAGTCGCTCAATCGTCTTGAGCAGTGCATCAGGATAATTAACCCAATCATGCGCTGGCGAAGTGCCTGAACGATTGCTGTTTGAACGGAAGCCACTCGGCTGCGCATGGCTATTTGATCCAAAGCCCATGAAGCTGCGAATAACGAGCCGACGCGCTTTCTCCAGCGCGCAATCTGTAGGTTCATAAGCGTTGCTGAATTCCGTTGAAGCAAACGGCGTAAGTCTGAGCTGCTCAACCAGTCGTGCCGCATCGTCAGAGCGCAGGACACGAAATAGATTGACGACATGTTCGTCCAGATCATTCCAGACCTCTGCATAGCTGCGCTCTTTACGCATCAGCACAGATCCCGCGCCGCCGAACGGCTCGACGTAGACGCGATGCTTTGGAAAGTGTGAAATAATCCATGGTGCAAGCATCCACTTGCCACCATGCCAACGAAGAACAGGACGAGTAACGGCCGTCATGAGAACCTCGCCGCAATGAGCAAGCCGATCAAACAGACCAGCAGGATTGTCAGGAGAGTTGAGAGAATGGCGGCGAGAAAAGGGTTCATCGTTCACCCTTCTCTATTCGTGTCGGGAAGGTCTTTTCGTCCTTCTTTCGTTGAACCAGTCTCAACCAGTACTGGCGCAATTTCCGCCACGCTGCTTGCAAAAGGCGTTCCAGCCAGAGCATCCGCGATGCCAAGAAGTTTCGAATTGCGCGCATGGGCTAGTTCCCTCTCAGCCGCATAGGCTCTTTCTGATGCTTCAAGCGCCGCTTTGTAGGCGCGAGCGATGGCCGCATATGCGGAAACAGGCATATCTTTGATCGATCGATAGCGGAGGCGATGCATCCAAGATGCCGGAGCGCCATACATGCGCTCAGCCCGGTGCATGGCAGCGTCAACGGTATCACCCGGCCCCCGGTAGGTGCTTTGAAGGATGAAATCACTCATCCCTCTGGCGCTGCTGACAAACTCGACACTCATTTTGTCAAATCCTTCAAAACCTTTGTCGGACATTGCAAAGCTCTCCAGCTACGTTTCAGGACAGCAAAGAGAGCCTGAGACAAAACGAGAGCAGGAGTTGAGATTTGGAGCACATCGGGCATGCCGCATGGCGCGTTTTGCAGAACGCACGAAAAGCAGCGATTGCCCGAAACGAAAAAGGCGCGGGTGCCGAAACGCGCAACGAAGAGGTTGTTCCAGGTATCTCTGCCTTGAACGCTGCGCTTCGCCCGGAGGCACCCGCTACCGTCGAATATCCGGGCGAACGGAAAAGATCGCGACACAAAGGACGCTCGACGGGTTCTTGAATTGGAGATTGAGCGAGGCTTGTTCCTCATCGCCGCCCCTCGCTCGAAAAGGGAGCCGCGCCACGCTTATTGAAGGTGGCGCGGCTTTCTTCGTCAGTGTGGGAGGAGTTCACCAACGAATGGAAATTCTGCAATGCATGTTCATGCGTGCGACCGCTCGCGCTCCTGCCGGTCTTACGGCAAGAGGCAATAAATGTTCCGTCATGGGTTGGAAAAACGGTCGCAGACATGGCTTACGACATCCCCAAAGCGTCCATGTAAAGCTGAAGTATCGCTTCTTCTTCCTGACGCTCATGGTCTTCCTTCTTGCGAAGGCGAATGATTTCCTTGAAGGCTTTAGCGTCGAAACCGCTGCCCTTCAGTTCAGCAATGATTTCTTTCTGGTCATCGCTGATAGTTTTCTTTTCTTCTTCAAGGCGCTCGTAACGTTCAATGAAAGCCCGAAGCTGGCCAACGGCAATCGTCTGCGCTTCCGATGTGATATCGTCGCTCATTACACTGTTCCTGATAGGGTTGAAGGTTGCGGTTGTCGCGTAGAGGCTCGGACCTCTTTGCGGGATCGATGCGAGGCGAGCCACACATACGTGACGCCCTTTAATCCTCGCTTTGAACACGCTGAAACAACCTTATCCCAATGCTCAGGAGCGATACTGTCGCGCCGTCGCATCTGCCTCGCCGCTTCGTATCCGCAGCCAACATCCCGGGCGAAATCGGAAATTTTGCCCCAGCTATCAATCAGGTCGGTAATAGTGTCTGGCGTGTTCATCATGGCTGCATCGTACATAACGTACGACAGCAATGCAACATAAATCGTACACTATGAACGACAATACTAAGTCATAATGTACGAATGGAACCGAAAGACCGTTTGAAAGAAGCGCGCATTAAAGCCGGGTTTGAAACCCCGAGTGATGCCGCACGCGTGCTCAAAGAGATCAATAAGAACACTCTGATAAGCAACGAGAACGGAAATCGTCCAATCTCGCGCAAAGCAGCCGAAAAATACGGTGAATTGTTCGGCGTTGATCCCGGTTGGATACTTTTTGGTGAAGGTGGATCACCCGAAGATAAAATTAGCGGGGCAACACAGATAGAAGCCATGTTGCGCCGCATCAAAGGGCTTAACGATCAAGACATACTTGTCGTGATGAGCGTCATTATGAACGCAATTCGCGTGAATGGCGACGAACAAGAACAAACTCAGCCTGATGATCAATCTGGACTGACCACTGACCACCATAAAGTGAAGCCATAGTTTCAGCTAACTCGTTGGCTTTGAACTCAGCCTTTCTCATTGCGGTAAGAAGGCCACCATTCAGCGTGGCAACTCGCAAAAGCTCCAGCCTGTCACCTTCCTTACCCGGCTGAATGGTTACGAATTTAATCATTCATTCCTCCCGCCTATATCTTTTCCATTTCCGCCACTTCAGGCGGCAATCTGTCACCATGTGCATAGATGAGCTTCGGTTCTTCATAATCGCCGGTATCGGCATCGCCCTTGCTCACAAAGGCAACGACTGCGGGTTTGATTGATGCCAGCTTTTCCGCGATCCGGCGCGCATGGCTTACATCTTTCGCCAGAAATGGCGCATCGGCATTGATTTTGCCCTTGGGTGCCTTGCTATATGCCTGCACCACATACTGCGTTTGCATGCTCATACTCTTACTCCCTGTACGCTTGTTATGTGCGACAGGATGACTCAGATATGAGAACGAAACAAGAACATTTCTTAAATGAAGATCAATGGGGGATGGTCGACGCCTAAAACACTGTTCAGCGCTACTCCGTCCTGACGGCGCGCCGCCTCTTTCATTCCTATAACCGAAGGTTGCAAAGGCGACCAAGAATCATGTTACCACCCGTAGAATCATTGCGGGAGGACCGGATTGCTCTCCGGAAACATAATTTGAACAATCTCGACTGGACTAAATCAGTGTTCGAGGCGGTGAAGGGGCACCCTAAAGAAGCTCTTGCATGCCTCGCCATGATAATCGCCTGCATCCTCTACGCCCTGGATGCCGGTCCGATTGTCGCAGCTGGGATTCCAGCCACAATCTATTTACTTTACTTCGCTAACGGTTATATGGACAATGCACACAACCAGCGGCTGGCTGAATTAGACGTCGAGAAGACCGAAATAACACACGGTCAAAGGGCGCGAGCCAAGGCGCATAGGGCGCTTGAAAAGCGGAGAAATGCCAATGCTAAACGTTGATGCTACTTTGGTTATCGTTTCGATTGCCAGCGCAACGGCTGGTGCTGCAATGGCTTTGCATCTGGCTTCTTTGAAGGCAAAACGGCGAGCATTTGATTTGCGCACGGCCAACAAAGCCATGCGCACATATTACACTTTGATGGAAGAGATCGTTGATGATCCAGCTCTTCCGCTCGAAGCAGCTGAATTTCTCGCGTTCTTTTCTGAAGTATTGCCTGACAAAACAGGGTGCGCACACATTACTAGCTCGGTTGCCCACTCGCGCCGGAATCCTGCAAAGGGGAATGGGTCTAGAGAAAAGGCAAAAAATATGTTCGACACGATAGAAGAGTTGGGCGAGCATAGACCTGATTTACGCGATAAGTTTCATCGGGCCGTAGCCAGCGGTATTGTTGCAATTTTTCACAGATGGCCTGGGAACTCGTGGAAATTCTCCCAAGTTATGCAGGAGATTGCTTCAGACCCGAGAAAAGAGTTTCAGCTCGTCTACAGGTTCGCTCGGGACCGCGATATGACTAACACACAAAATCACCATGCCTTAGCTTAGGAGAAAGGATCGGCATCCACTCCTAGTTAGGACACTAAAACCCCGCTTCGGCGGGGTTTTTCATTTGCATCTGCTAAAACGGCATTTTGCCGCCGCTAGATGTTGTGGCTGATTTCGGAGTGAACATATAGACAGTTTTGAAAGCGGCGCTATCGCCGGAAGATTGGGAACGTATTAAGTGCGAATAGGGGCGCGCTTTTGCGCGTCCCCCTTAATGACAAGAAACTACTTCTCAATTTCGTCAAATATATCCCACTGATGATTTATCGGAACGGCTTGGGGGAATGCACGGTAGAAGCTTCTATCAAATGCGCCCCTGTCCTTAGCGCCTTCTCCTATACCGATAGTCTTCCATAGATGCTGACGAAAAGCGTTAATCCCAATTTCGTCACTTAAGAACTGAAAAAGTTTGTGCCGTCTTCCACCATTCTCGTACACGACAGGGTTTTTCTCATCGAGCTTTTCAAGGATGGCTCCCCGGCTATTTGCCAGTGGGTAATAAATGTATTTCCTTATGAAATGGCCGAAAAACTGTGGGTGCTTATTGCTATCTGGGCTGTGGCGCTTCAGGCCATGGAGCCTGTAAATCATATCGAAAAAACTGGGCGGGAACTCTTGTTCCCATTGCCTAAATTCATTTCGTACAAAAGTATCGAATAGCTGCCTATACTCATCTTTGCGCTTATCGACATACCCAACCGCTTCATCAACAAGTGCGATAATGCCGATCTTTGCAGCGGACCGCACAATGATCTCTGCCTGTTTTCCCAAGAACTCTTGAGACGAATGAAGCGCGAGCCTGTTTCTAGCGTCAATCAGCGCATCGCAAATTTCTATCAGGTCCTCGACATCGTATCCGTCTGCTAAATCCCCCTTTAAGGGCTTGAAATAAATAGGATTTTCGATCTTTTTTATTAGTTTTTCGCTGAAAACGGATCGTATACCTTTCCGAGACATGGTCCGCATGAAAGCGTTCCCACCTTCAGACTTCAATCCAAGTGCAGCTGCCATTGCCTTCTTGCTGATAACACGCCGCTCATCATCAAGTCGGTAAACGTCTAGGGCAACATCGCCAATCCAAAGTATGCCGTCGCTTTCTGCCTCGGGGATACGGTTCGGGTCCTTGATTTTCGCCCATCGTTCTTTTGCTGCGCGAATTGCGATATCGCGGCGCTCCTCGCTTGTTAGTTTTGCCGCCCTTGCCTCACCGCCGAGGCTCTGTGGCGTCTTATCATCATCCATTTTCGCACCTCATGCTTGCTTTGGTCGATGCAAAGTATGCATGCTGAATTCTGCGTTTGCAAGCATGACGCGCAACAAACATGTGAATATGCTTGCTACAAGTCCTGCTTCGTCGGGGTTTTTCATTGCTGATTTCCTTTAAGCGGAATCGCTCTAGCAAACCTTTGTTTTATATGAAAAAAATACTGATTTCCTCGCGATAAATGCCGAGTGGAATCACCCCATATTTTGGGCTTTGTCTCGAAGGTACTTTCTTAAAGCCGCATTATGTGAGCCGGTCGCTATATAGATATTATCTAACGAATAAGGTCCGGCATCTCCGAAGCGGCACATCATGTAGCCAGTACCGCGCCCACGCATATCCCACTTGCCAGACCACTTCCAGACCATCCACCAATCCCATAGGGATAACTCCCATTCAATATTTCGAACTCTCGCCTTTTGGCGTTGGGCCTGCCAAGCGCGTGTAGGGGTTTGGCCGATTGATGCCCCTCCCTTCATCATTGAGCGCCCAATCTCTAAAAGTTCTTCATGCTGCTCGGCAGTGCAGCCAAATAGCTCCAGTGCCGTCACGTCTCTTTTTGCCAGTTTCTCCTGGTGTAGTCGCAAGGATTCCAGCCTTCGGCGCGCCTCATAACGAGTTCTCGCGTCCTTCACCCCGGCTCTTCTGACAATCTGAGAGACGCGCTGGCGCGACACTGAGAACGAAATTCCGATCTCTCGCATACTCGCACCTTCTTGGAAAAGGCGAACCATTTCTCGATGAGCATCATGATGAATCTTCATTTTCTGTAACCCTGTTGATTCCCCTCATGATGACCACGGCGCGGGCTGGTGTCAAAAATAATCGTACATTTTGCACTATTATCGTACATTTTGTACTTGACTGCCGTTCGTACGTTTTGTACGGTTATCTCAACAAACGAGTTGGGAGTTTCCAAATGAACATTGCGGTTCAACTTACACATACCGACTTTGCCAATGCCCTTTCCGGGTTGACGAGCTCTGTCAAGAAGCCCCGCTACCTTTCAGACGTTCTGGAAATAAAACAGGCTCGCGGCGACGACGATATTGTCTTCTTCAAGCTGCAATGCCGCATGTTTCAGTCCCGCTTTGGCGCGACGATAGAAGGCGCTCACAAAACAGCCCTCAAGGGTGACGCAGCCCTGCGCATCTTCGCGGAAATGCTTGAGGAGTTCATGTGATGCCGGACCACCTCACCGAAACCGAGGTCAGGCGGCTGATCGCTGAAATTGAGCATCGGCTCAAGACCGATCCGCATGTACCGACCCGCCGCTATCTCGCTGAAAAGCTTTTCGAACTAACCGACCTTCTACAGGAACAGGAAGGAATTGCAGCATGACGCATACATACGAATACTGGACCGCCGCGCTTGCTAATCCTGAACAGATCGGGAAGGGCCTGCCTGTTCACGAAGGCGATGCGCAGCCCGGTTTTTACCGCAAGCGCAACGGCAAGGATGGGCCTTGGCTACCGGTCGCAATCTGGGAACAGGACGGCCAGCTTGTTGCAAAAATTGGCGACAAGATGGGCGACCCGATTGACCTCTGGTCATGGGTTTGCCGTTTCCCTGTTTCCGAGGCGGCATATCGCAAGTCCGTCGATGGCAAAGGTTGGGATGATGACGCGCCCGTCGCGTCTATCGGTCATAATCTGCCGGATGATCCCCACGAAGCTCTTAAGCTAGAATTCCAGGCCGAGAAGGAATTGGCCGATACCTTCCTGAAAACGCCTATCACCACTCAGGAGCAGGCCGATAGGGCGGCGGTTTGGTCGAAGAAGCTAGCCGGGATCGCCAAGAAGGCGACAGACCTGCACAAGGTCGAAAAGCAGCCTCATTTGGACGCGGGCCGCGCTGTCGATGACAAATGGCGCGACCTCAAGGAAGAACCGACCGACCTATCCAAGAAGCTCAAGCGCCATATGGACGCATTCCTGATCGAGCAGCAGCGCCTTGAAAACGAGCGCCGCCGTAAGGAGCAAGAGGAAGCCGACCGCCTGCGCCGAGAGGCTGAGGAACGCGCCCGCGAAGCAGAGCAAGGCAACGACGAAACGGCCATGGCCGAAGCCGAACAGCTAAAGGCAGAAGCTGCCGAGCGTGAAAAGGCCGCGCAGGCTACAAATGCTCACGCCGGTCGCACTGGCGCAAAGGTGAGCCTTCGCACGTTCGTCTCTGCCCGGATCGTTGATTACGACAAGGCATTGGTCGCCCTGAAAGACCACCCCGAAATGAAAGCTCTTGTCGAGCAGCTTGCCAACCGTGCTGTTCGCGCAGGTGTCGAGGTTGCTGGCGTCGAGCGCTTTGAAGAACAGAGGGCTGCATAATGAGCGCTGTCATCGAAATGCAATCGCGCCCGTCAAATGTTCCGGCCTTCATGGCCGGAGCGCAGGTTGGCGCAATCATTCCACGCAGCATCGAAGAAATGTGGCGCGTATCAACGATGGTCGTTCGTGCTGGTCTGGCACCGCAAGCGCTTGTCGGCAAGAAGGAAGGCGAAGAAGCTGTAAGCGCCGTGGCTATCGCCGTGATGGCTGGTGCCGAACTTGGCCTGCCGCCAATGGTAGCCCTTCGCAGCTTTACCGTTATCGGCGGACGCCCTGCGCTATATGGTGATGGCATCATCAATGTTGCCCGCCGATCCCGTAAGGCTGCTTATATTCGCACCGGATATGATGAAGCCCGAAAATGCGGATGGTGTGAAGCCAAGCGAGCAGACAGCGGGGAAGAAAAGCGCGTTGAGTTTTCTGAAGCTGATGCTCGGTCTGCCGGCCTGTGGGATGACCGCAAAATGGTTAGGCGCAAAGTTTATGGAGAATTCAAGGAAGTCCCGAACGATGCGCCTTGGTTCCGTTATCCGAAGCGTATGCTTGCTTGGCGCGCTGCCGGTTACTGCCTGCGCGAACTTTTTGCAGATGTTCTTGGTGGCATTACCGACGAATTCGAAGCAAACGAGATTGCCGGGAGCGATGAACCAGTAAACGTCACACCTCCGTCGCCGCCTAGCCCACCGTCCCCGCCTTCGCCGGCTATCGCAGCGCCCGAACAGGAACCCATTGAGGACGCTCATGTCATTGACGATGACGAAGCATTCGACCTTGAGGCTTTTCTGTCTGAACTGGACGAAGCCATGGCGACCGGCAAGACAGAGGACGAAATTGTAGAAATCTGGGATGGTTTCGACGTTGAAGCCACCTTGACCGAGGATGAAGAAGCGCTTCAGCGCGCCTTTGATCTTCGGAAGCACCAGATCGCCCGCGTTCTTCGCACGATGCTTAACTCTCACCCTGTCAATGCGGGGTGAGCCATGAGCAAGCGAGAAAAGCCCGTTTATGGTTTCGTCCGCAGGGGAAACGCTCTTGTTCCGGCCATGGAATTCGACATGGCCGCGCTGGACAGCATCCGCAACGGCGAACTGGTCAAGGTTGAAATCAAGCAATTTCGGAACGTCTCCCGCCATCGTGCCTATTGGGCAATGATACAGGAAGTCGTTGACGGGTACGGCCTCGACTATACCGCCGACCGTCTGCACGAAATCATTAAGCTTGAGAACGGCGTAGTTGATTTGGTCCGCCTGCCGGACGGCTTAAAGGTTCAACTCCCCGGCTCAATTTCCTTCGACAAGATGAGCGAAGCTGAATTCCAAGCTTTCTTCAAGAAGGCCGAGAAGTGGCTTGCCGAAACCTACGGCTATGTCCGTGAGGAGGTTGCGTGATGATCCCCTCTTTCATTGCAAAATTCTTCAACTGGCTTTTCCCCGAACCCGAGCGCCGCGACCTTCAGGCCGAGATTAACGCCAAGATCGCGGAAATCGAGAAGGCTACACGCCAGCACCGCCCGCGAAGCCACCTTTACGACGAACTCAACGGCCTGATGGCCGAGCAACTGGCCGAAGAACTCGGCTATGCGAGGCACTGATATGGCCCGGAAAGAATTCACCCGAAAAATCCGTAATGCCGCCATCGAGCGCGCTGCCGGTCACTGCGAAAAGTGCAAGGCCGCTCTCAAAAAGGGTGAGGCAGAAGTAGACCACATTTTGCCTGATGTTCTCGGCGGCGAGCCCGTATTGGCTAATGCTCAGGTGCTTTGCCAGCAGTGCCATGCTGAAAAGACGGCAGACGATATTCGCCGCACCCGCAAGGCCGACCGCCAGCGGGATAAGAACAACGGCGCGATCAAGCCTTCTTCCAAGCTGGCGAAAACCATCAAAGAGCCGAAGCGCCTTTCCAAGCCCCTCCCCGAATGGAAACGCCGCATTTACGCGAGCACGGAGGTCCAGCCATGACCACCCTACCGGAAGAAGCCGTGAAGGCGGCAATAGCCGCGCACAACAAATACTACGACGATCTTGCTATCTATCCTTCGGAGGAACCTACGCCGGAAGGAGCTTTCCACGCGGCGTTGAAGGGCGCACTCCCCTTCCTCCCCGTGCAAGGGGCTGTGAAGAAGCTGGAGTGGGACGAAGACGGGTGCGCGAAGACGCCGTTCGGAATGTATACCGTCGCGGAAAACGCCGAAGACACTTGGTCATTTACGTTCTACGACTACCCGTATGGCATTCCAGAAGGTGAGTTTGGCACACTTGATGAAGCCAAAGCCGCAGCACAGGCCGACTATGAGGCTCGCATCCTCTCCGCGCTAGAGCCATCCGCTCCCGATATCGGAAAACCGATAACGGCCCCATCCGCAGCGCGTGAGCTGGCATTGGAGGAAGCGGCACAGTTTATCGAAAGCCACATTTACACTTCGTCTCCTGACGGGGTTCGCTTGGTTCCGTCAAGGCGAGCCGGTCTTGATTTGCACCACCAAACGATTGCCTCCGCCATCCGCGCCCTATCCTCCCCGGACCATGCCGACGCCGTCAAGGTCGAGGGGGATGGAAGCCGTTGGCGCATTTTCGAAGCGGCATGTGCCCGAGGCTACTGGGGCATTGAGCTTGAACAGGCGAGCAACGATGATGAGCCGATTTTGTACCCCATTAAGGTGCATCGCGACACGCTTGCCCGGATAGTTGAAGCCCATAACGCCGGTCTCCCCTCTGCACCAGCTTCGGAGGGCGCGGAATGAGCCTCACGCGAAAAGAAGCAGATATGCTCGATCGCTATATCAGCGCAACACTGGCGGCGCGAGCATATCTCGAACCTCATCCGTCATGGGATCATGAGCGGCTTAGGAAGAAAGCTTTGACGGCAATTGCCAAAGCCTGCGGCCCTACTGCTGGAATGGATCATCATTACCCATCAGGAGGCGACCGTCATGGCTGATCACTATGGATGGCGCGCGCAGGGAGCAATCGGAGACTATCACCTTCCGCCACGCCCATTTCTATATCGCGTCCCTGTCATCAAGCGTTTCAAATATGCCTACGACATGTGGAAACTTGATCGATGGTATTCCGCCGTCCCAGGCATTCGTACCGGATATGACGAATGGTGCCTTTACGGCTGGTGGTATGGCCTGACCATGGAGGACTGTCATGGCGAGTGAACGTGATCGCGAAATCTGGGACGATGCGACGAACGCCGTCTGTCAGGCCATGCAAGAGCAGAAGATGTGCAATTGTCCTGATGGGGATTGCCTCGCGGCGAAGATTGATTTTTCGCCTGAGAAGATCGCAACAGCCACCCGCCCCGCGCCTGCCGCTACAGATACGGGACTGGAGACGGTCGAGCATCAGTATTGGCGTGACCAGACGCAAGAGTGGCTCCCGACTGGTTTCCCAGATCGATATCGTAAGGACGGTTTCCAGGTCCGCGAACTCGTCACCCGCTCGCAGGCCGAATCGGAGATTCGTAAAGTCAGTGAGGACGTCGAGCAGCTATTGGCGGCGAAGGACGAGCAACTGCGAGAAATCAATGAACTATTAGACGCCGGTCAAGGGGATGATGACGGAGCGCAAATTCTCCCTGATTTTGAAGATGGTATGTCGATACTTGGTAAAGTTGAAGCTTGTCTTGCCCTATTAGAAGATCGCCGCGACGTAATCGAAGGGTATGAAGCCAAGCTCGCGGCTACTGAAAAGGACGCGGCGACATGGGAAGCTAATTTCAAGGCGCTGAATGCTAAGACTGCCCGCGCCGTGCTGGGAGGGAGGCCGTCATGAGCCCGAAACTGAAGCGCGGGAGAACCATAGGCGATAAGTTATCTCGGTTCAGAAAAATCATTCGAGCAACCGGCGCTTGTCGCTTTTATCACAACGGAGACGGCGCTGGATTGGTCTGGAGATGGTGGCATCCGGTCGCTTGGATATGGGCACCTTTTAGTTTTCTGCTTCTTTGCGTCGTTGCAGGAGTGCCGGAAGCCATTCGTTGCCGCCATGAAATCGGCTTTGGCATGGACCCTTACTTTATCAAACACCCTGACAAACTCATTTGGGAGAGCGACGAATGACTTCTGACCTCATTATCCGCCTCTCCAAGCTAAACGCGCCTGACAGGGAAGCGGATGCGGAAATTGATCGCTCTTTCGGTCTTTTGGTGGATGAATATCCATTGTCAGGTCCGATGACGGATTATCCCGAACCGGTTGGATATGTAGAAACCAAACACTACACCGCCTCTGTAGACGACGCTATAGCGCTGGCTGAAAGGGTATTGCCCGTCGCTAACGTCCTTATCGGATGGGGCCAGACCGACGAGACCAAGCCATGGGCGCGGATCGGCGTCACACCTTCACACGATGCAACTGGCTTCAATCTTGCCACCGCCCTTCTGATCGCCCTCTTGCGCGCAGAGGAGGCCAGCAAATGACCAGCAAAGTCGCTCAAATCCGTGAAGCCATGAGCATCGCACAGGAGATGACCAAGGCGGGCATTCTGTTTGTAGCCGTCCCGGTTCTCAGCGACGCGGACCATACGAAGCTGAAGCTGTTGCAGGCTTCGAGAGTGGTGCAAATAGATCAGGAGGCCAGCCATGCCGAGTAAAGAACTGAAAACACAGCAGGCCAAGGCTTTCGTGATGATAGCACCCGGCAATTGGCTCATTGTTCCAAGCGCTCGATCCCGGCGACGGGAAGTTACTGCTTGGGCTGACAAACATATGCGAACTGGCGGATGGGAAGCATTGCGCAAACGCGGCTATCGGATCGAGAAAATGCTTCTCGTGCCACTTGGGGAGCAGAGCGATGGCTAAGCCCGAACTGAACGAATACGACCGCAAAATGCTCAGCATCTTCAACGGAGATTTGCCTGATGAAACGTGGGGTGCGTGGTGGACACCGTGCCTAGAATTTCTGTCCGGTCTTGGACTTTGCACCAAGGGGCCAAATTTCCAGATCACGAATGAGGGTCGCCAAGCCCTGAAAGGCGGTGAGTAGATGAATATCTCATCACAAGAATTTCGCACATTGCGCCAGTTGGATCGCCGACCAATCAAATACAGTCTGTGGTCTGCGTATGCCAGGGAGCAGTTTGCAGTTCGCAGGTGCTTATATGCACTGCGGCAGCGCGGTTTTGCCGAACCGAAATACGCCGGTCAGAGCACAACACGTTGGTTTATCACCGAAGCAGGCCGCGCCGCACTGCGGGAAAGGGAGTGAGGATGTCAGCGATCTTTTCCATGAACGAAGCCGCTGACCGTCTCAGGATTGGCCGGCGAACACTGCAAGAAATTATCAAGCGCCATGCGTTCTACTTCACAGTCGGTCACAAGAAGTTCTTCACTGAGAAGGACCTGGACGCGATTGTTGATGGATTAAGACGAGAAACGAAATGCCACTCAAGCTCATCCCTCCCCGTGCGGGCAAATCGCCGTACTACTACGTTCGCGGCACCCACTTCGGGGTCGCAATGGACAGAAGTACAAAGACGACTGACAAAGCTACGGCAGCAAAGCTCCTCAAACTCTGGAAAGAAGAAATCGAAGCAGGAGTTTTCAGGAAACCCGGAGAGCCGACCTTCTTAGATGCGGTGACGGATTACATCGCTGCTACCCATAATGAACGTTTTATAGAGCCGATCGTTGAAAGGATCGGCCATTACCGTTTGGCCGACATTGATCAGCAGTTAATTGATACGACGGCAATTGCCCTCTACCCCACCGCAAGCCCAGCAACGCGCAATAGGCAGGTCTACACGGTCATTTCAGCCATCCTGAAGCATGCAGGGCTTAACCAGCAATGGAAGCGTCCGAAAGGCTCCAGAGGCCAGATGAAAACCGATTGGATGACGGACAAGCAGGCATTCAAGATTCTGGACGCTGCTTACAAGAAGGATGCCGAGTTCGGAATATTCCTGCATACCCTGCTTTATACCGGCATGCGGCTCAGTGAGCTAACAACGCTTGAAATTGCCAGGCTGGATTTGACCGAAGGAATGGCATACCTGCCAGCAACAAAGAATGGGAAGCCCAGAGCGGTTCACCTGCCGCCGACTGTGATTGCGGCTATTGCGAATCATCCACGTGGGCTTGATCGAGAAGGAAAGCTATTCCGGTTCAGAAAGTCAGGACGACTTTACACATGGCTGGAAGAAGTGAAAACGAAAGCTGGCCCCGACGTGGACTTTGTGACGTTCCACGTTTTCCGGCACACATGGGCTACTTGGATGCGCAAGTACGGGGGATTGGACGTGCGTGGATTGGTAGGAACTGGCGCTTGGACAGATATGGCATCTGCTGCCAGATATGCGCACGTAGTGGCAACGGATGAGGCGAAGCGCTCGAATCTCTTACCGGTGTCAAAGAAGCTGGAACGGAAGAAGAACTAA